AAAGAAAAATATATCGAATATCTTGGTAGGGTATTAGAATTTCCTGTGACAACAAAAGGCATCGACAATTTTATAACTGTCGATGCCAATCATAAGTATGTCTTTCCAGTGCAAGAGCACTGGTTAGACAAAAGTATTCGTGAAGGTCGTAAACCTTTTAAACAACGGCTAAAGGAGTAGCAGTGTTCTTATTACTGATCTCAAGGAGGTCAGTTCTCATCTTCTCTACAAGTCCAAGAACATGTGCTTGAAGATCTTCTTTACCTTCTACTAAGCGAGAAAGTGAACGTCCACCTAAGTTTGAGTGGAATCCTTCGTCTTTAGCAATAGTAGCATAACGTGAAGAGATGAACTTGTCATCTACACATTCTGCCATTTCCTTCCAGACTGCTTCTGCTCTTCCTTCAGCAACTAACTGATATGCAGCAAGTGCTGCTTCATCATTAGATGCTTCGTACTTATCTAAAAGTTCTGCACCTTTTGCCTGAGGCTTCTCAGCTTCAGCAGCAAATGCAGCAGCAACATCAAGCTTTTCGCCTGTGATGTGCTCGATAACTTCTTTGACCATACGGAAGTGCTTAGCTTCGTCTAGTGCTTGCTTGCTTAGTAATTCTAAGTCTTTTACGTCTGTAGAAGGATCTGCGGATGCAACTTGACCAGCGATAGCGTACATGTTCTGAGCTTCGTTGACCATACGTCCACGGAAGTGCTCGACTAGATACTCATCACTTGGCTTAGAAGCGAAGAAACGACGAACGTTTGAGCGTGATGCTTCAAACAACTCACTGTTTCCTTCCTTGATCTTCTTGACGAAATCTGTTCCAGAAAGCATTTTAAATTTTCCTATCTACAGATTTATTTAGTAAAGATGAAAAAGTATCTCAAATCTCCTTGAACAGTATACTCGTTTTCAAAACATTTTATAGCATATCCATATTGTTTTGCCACACTCTTAATTTTATCAGGTGTCCATGGATACCATTCAATATCTCCATACTCTGCCCATTTGTGAGGTATGCCAGGATTGACTCTGAATATTGCTTCCTTTCTCCATAGTGTATTAAGTTTTTCTAATTGATAATCTACGTTACCAAAATTTATAGATCCTAAGCATAGTGCTATCTCAAACGGTGCTGAGTTATACTCTTCGACTGATACCTTGATATCAGCAGCATCATTATAAGGATCTATTCCAATAAGATTTTTTATCTTTCCCTTAAATCTATTATAACCACAACCTACATCTAAGACACTAGAAGGTGTTTGAGCATTGACATAATCGACCAACTGATAGCCAGAATACTCAAGAGATTCAAAATTTTGATCTTGCCAAACACCACTAAAATAAGTATCTAATTGCATCATCTAAACAATTAAAATGACTACCAACGCCTTTCATAACAGGATGATTATGAACAAACTCATCATCAGAAATTATAGCAATTTCTTTATTGAGTGCGTGTCCATATGCTATTTCAAATATAGTTCCGTAAGATGGTCTCCTATCATTTACCCCTCTGGGTAAATAAGCAAAAACCATATCACATCGTTCTACATTTTGTTTTGTGTTGTGATATATCTCTCCAGCAGATCCTAAATCATAACGAGGTTCAAGTACAGCTATATCAATAGGTATGTGATCAGAGACATAATTTCTCCACAAGTGAATTTCATCTTCAGAACATAGTTCTATTGGACCTGCCAAGTAGACAATCACACTTCTCCACCATCAACAATTTTGTCTGGATCTTGTGCTACTCCCTTTACTTCTTCTTTCAATTTTGTAACTGTGTTATTAGCAACAACTAATTTTGCTTCCAAAGCAATATTCTGTGCTAATAATGTACTAACTCTGTTTTGATAAACCTGCAAAACAGCATTCACTTCTTCATTCATGTTAGATCAATTGACTACATTATATAGTCTAGAACGTACCACCGTCTATCGTCACATTTTCTAGTGAGCGAGTGGTTCCAGAACAAGAAATTACTTGTGTTTGACCAGCACAATCGTTGACAAATAATCCACCAATTTCTAAAGAAGCAGTAGAACTAACAGTCAACACACTTGATGATTCAGATGCTTCTGCAGCAACAACTATTCTACCAGCAGAATCATCCCAGAATACAGCAGCTTTTTTAGCAGAACCACTGTAGTAGTTCATTATAATACCAACGTCCTTGTTGGTATCACCAGTCAATGCAGCACCATCTACAACTTGTAATTCAAGAAGAACATCTTCTACAGTTGTGTTTACAGTATTGATTTGCGTTACTGAACCACTAATTGTTAGATTACCACCAACAGATAAATCACTTGTTACGTTTGCTGTACCAGTAACATTTAACTGAGAACCAGTAAAAGCAAGATTTGCACTATCTTCTAACTCTCCACTCGTACCAGCAAGCACAACTCTACCTGAGGTAAGATCACTTACCTGAGCAGACGCAAATGTTGCACCAGCAGATACTACTATATCACTAGACTTTAGATTTGCAATCGTACCAACACCAGTTACATTTACTGCTGCAGCACCAGCACCACCTGCAGTAGGTGCATTAGGAGCAGTGTCCCATGTCAAACCACCACTACCATCAGACTTTAAGTATCCTGTATTTACTGCTGCAGCAGGGAATGTATATTCTTGATCAGAACCTATTGTAGCAGGAGCTTTTAATGTAAGTTTATGAACACCGTTATTTGTTCCCTCAACTAAATTTACACCAGATCCTGTAGTTGTTGTTTCCTTTGTCC